CAACGCTTATCAGATGCTCTGTAGACACTGAGCATAGGATAATGTGGGTCCAGGAGTGTTTCGTTAAGCCTGGGCTATCTACAAAGGAAATAGGCGAAAGGAATATAAGGCACGCCTTAGACTCTATAATTATAACAGACAACAATGAGCCTAGGATGATACAGGAACTCCGGGAGGTTTATGGCTGTAATGTAAAAGGAGCTAAGAAAGGCAAAGGGTCTATCCTTTCAGGGATAGCCCTTATGCAAGACTATGAGATTATAGTAGATGCTAAGTCAGAGAACATAATCAAGGAGCTGAATAATTATGTATGGCACGCTCGCAATGAGCGGCCAATAGACAAATGGAATCACTGTATCGATGCAATGAGATATGCTCTTCAGTTTGCAGAGATCAATGCCAAGCGCGGCACTTATGTGATCCGATAAATTCTTAAACGCAGTAGGGGTAGATTCTTAAACGCAGTGGCCCCGAAATTCTTAAACGCAGTAGGCCCTGGAGCCAGGATCCAGGCTCTTAAACGCAGTACCCCCTTAAACGCAGTACCCCCCGCAAATCCACTATTTAGATTCATTATTGATAAGGGTTTGGGTTTGGATATATCTAAAATTCTTTGTAAATAACGCGCGCCCGTTCCTATTATATATAGTTTAGAATTCATTTTGTAAAGATCCCCCACCCACAATTAAAAAAAAAGTAGGGGGGGTGCTTGATTTTTATTTTTATTTGTTGTATGTGTTCATAAAATGTTTATATTTGTATAAACTTTAAAACATTTACACAATGAAACTATTTATTAACCTTTATCTATTTGCTTTCGGTTTTTATATCATCGGGCATTTTATCAACTATTTTATTAACCTTTAATTATTACAAAATGGAAACTTTAAACTATTACGAATTACTAGAAAAGACAAAAGACGGGAAAATCTTTTCCCTTACTTATTCACGCGCTGACAAATCATTAGGCGCGGATAGATTCAGATTTGGCGTTAAATCTTATTTAAAAGGTGGATCGTTAAAATACGATCCAATCAAAGCTAAGAATTTAGTTTTGTTTAATATGTCAAAAAAACAGTATCGGACAATCAAATTTGAGCGGATTATATCCGCAAAAATTGACGGGGTAGAATATAAATTTTTCAATGATACATTTGCGGACTCAATGGAGCGTATCGACAAAGCAATTGAAAATATTAATAAACTAAACAAACAAATTAAAAGATGGTAAATTTTAGCGAAAAACAAGAAAAGGAATTGATTAAGATCTTATCGAATTCTTTTGATAATGCTCAAACTTTTGAAGAACATAAAAAACAAATGAAAACACAAAAAACATTTTATTGGAGCCCCGAAACATTGGACTTTTTTCAGCTTTTATTACATAGTGAGGGAATAAAAAAAGCCAAAGAAAGTATGTCAATTTTTGTTCATAATGAATGCGATTTAGAAGACAATGAAACATTTGAAGATTTGATAAATGATTTGATTTTTCAAGTTAAAAATACAAACTTAGAAGACATTGAAAACCTTAAAAAATAGAAAGAATGAAAACTAGAAAACAACACGAAACTTTTTATGGTGATGGGTACATTCTAGAATATACCCTACTCAATACAAAATGGGTGGGCGATAATGACACCCCACCCGCGGAAGATTGGGAAATTGAGAGCGTATCAATTCAAAAAGAAAATCACGAATATTTTGATTTACCTATTGAATTTGTAGAGCGGTTTAATATTAACGACAAATTAATTAATTATGAATACTAATTATAAAATCCCCGCGCGTCTACTTAGCGCGGGTATATCAAACGCAAAGACAAAGAAAAACGAATTAAAAACGTTTATACTTTATTTGGCACCCTATACACAAAATTATAAAGGAGTTAACATATGCCCAAAGGCTTCAAAAGGATGCGCGGCAGCTTGCCTATTTACAGCGGGTCGGGGTGCGTTTAATAACGTACAAAACGCCCGTATAAATAAAACGAATTTTTATATAGAGAATAAACCTTTATTTATTAAAAAGCTAGCGACGGAAATAATAAGAGAGACAGCAAAAGCAAAAAAGGACGGGGAACAAATAGCATTCCGTTTAAATGGCACGTCGGATATTGATTTTATTTATTTGCTTGAAAAATACGCGGGTTTAAATATTAAAGACCTAAGCCCGCACGCGGTCTTTTATGATTATACTAAGATCATTGGCAAAGTAAAAAAGTATCTCAACCATCCTAATTATTATTTAACCTTTTCACGGGCGGAGGATAACGAAAAGGAAACTTTGCAAGCCCTACAAATGGGCGCTAATGTTTCCGCGGTCTTTTCCCAGGAGCTGCCAAACTCCTGGAGCGGGTTTAATGTTGTGGACGGGGATACTAGTGACCTAGTAATGTTGACCGCCAAAAACAGCATCTTAGGTTTACGGGCAAAAGGTAAGGCCCGCAAAGATGACAGCGGATTTACAATTAATAGCAATAAACTAAACACAAAACAAAATGAGCAAATCAAAGCAACAGTTTGAACACTACAGAAAACAAAGCAAAGAAATAAAAAAGCTTTATCCAATTAGAAAAGCTTTATCTATAATTAAATATGATATGACCGACCCCGCGGAATATTACATAACAGATAACAAAACATTCTATAAAAGAATTAAACAGACTGAATTTATAAACTTAACAAAATGAAGATACAAGAAACAATACACGAAGAAGTAAACATTTGCGGGCTTATGCTCCCACAAAAAGAAGTTAATACCATATATGTTGACTTTGAAACAAATGATAAACTATATAGATTTGATTTAAAGCCCACCGACTTTTTGGAATGGTTTGACAATGACAGTATTAAACAAATAAAAGACTATATAAATAAAAAATATTGTACTTAATATAATAATCGAATAAATTTATAAGAGCCTGATTTTTAATCGGGCTTTTTTTTTGGGTATACTCGACCCTTAAAACTAATCAACCAAACCGAAACATAGGCCCAGGAGCCCCTCAGAGGGCTTCTAAGGGCCTTAAACATAGGAGCGGGACCCTACCCCTAGCCGTAGATTTGCGGCCCGCTAAGGAAAGGAACGTAAAACGGGCTTGATCGGGTATAGTATATTGAGTTTAATAAAATCAACGTAAAACGAGATCGGACGGGTATAGTATATCAGGTTTAATAAAATCAACCCATTTAGAAAACTATGCTTGGAGGAACAGACTTTCAGATAAAAGTATAGTTACCCTAAGCCTCTTTATTAATACCCAGTAAGGATATCGAATTTTCATTTTTGTTCGTTTGTGACTCCCAAAATTCCAATTCTATATTAATATAACTAATTTTTCCATCTTTTGTTTTGGTCTGCTTATGGTACACCGACACCAAATATTGGTTATATTAGTATGAAGCAGTTAAAGATAGACATCCCCAAGTCGCTAAGAGGAATTAAGCTTTCAGAATATCAAAAGTTCTATAAGCTATCTGAGGACAACAAGGAAGCTGAAGACCCAGAGTTTCTTAATCTTAAGATGCTGGAGGTCTTTTGTGGGCTGACTCTAAAGGAGGCCTACAATATGAAGCTTACTGACTTCAACTTTGTAATAAACCACCTTAATGAGTTGTTTAAAGCGGACACTCCTATGATAAGCAGGTTCTCATTAAAGGACCCAAATGGTGATGAGGTAGAGTTTGGGTTTATACCCAAGCTCGATAGCATCTCTTTAGGAGAGTTTGTTGACTTAGACAGCTATATGGCTGACTGGAGTGATATGCATAAAGCTATGGCTGTATTGTATAGACCGGTTACGCTTGAGAACAAGGGAATGTATCTTATAGAAGACTACGAAAGCTCAGATAAGTACTCAGAGGTAATGAAAGATATGCCTATTGATATAGCACTGGGGGCTGTGGTTTTTTTTTATCGTTTAGGGAAAGAACTGTCGGTTTATTTGATGGGCTATTTACAGAGGGAGGCTCAGAAGGAGGACTCGGAGCTGAAGCAAACTTTGGCAGAAAATGGGGTTGGTATCAATCAATTTATGCAATCGCTCAGGGAGACCTCCTCAAGTTTGAAGAAGTTACAAAACTTAAAGTCACGCAAGCTTTAAGTTGGCTTGAGTTTGAGAAAGAGAAGAACCAATTAGAAGCTGCGGCTATCAAGAAAATAAAATGAAAGAAGTATACGAATTACTAGACAAAATTAAAGACAGGCTAAGAGCTAACAATATTACCAATACGGTAACCTTTGGTGATATAATGGAGGTTGACTTAACAAAGACAACTATATTTCCGTTATCCCACATAAGTATAGGTAACATAGTCTTTAGCGACTACGTTATGACAGCAGACATTAGTGTATTGTCTATGGATATTGTCGACAAGAATAAGAACGAGAATACTTATGATTCATTTTATGGTAATGATAATCTGCAAGATATATTAAACACTCAGCTTGCTGTTGTAAACGACCTGCAGAGCCATTTAAGAAGAGGGACGCTATTAGAAAATAGCGACCTCCAGATAACTGGAGAAGTTACAGCAGAGCCGTTCCAGGATCGTTTTGAGAATGAATTAGCTGGATGGGGAATAACGCTATCTGTACAAATGCCTAACGATAACTTCAGCACTTGTGAATAGAAATAACCTCAGAGTGGTAATGCAGAAATATGGCCCAAAAATAAAAGAGGCTATAGCAGAATATATGATAGAAACCGATAGAACGGTTACTGGTAAAACAGCAAGAAGTGTATCTTTTAGTGTATTCGAGGGTCCGCAATCAATTGGCATTGCCATAGGAGGTAATAAAGTTTTTGCCACTTTACATAGCGGCAGGAAACCTGGATTAAGGTCTCCAAGTTATATAAGTATAAAAAAATGGATGGATAGTAAAAGTAGTTTTCGTGGGAAGAAAACTATTGAGTCTGCGAAAACAATTGCTAGGGCAATAGGAAGAGATGGTTTTGAAGGAGAAAACATATCATACAAAGCCGCCCTTAGGGTGCTGAATGCATTAATTACAGATTCATCAGCGGCATATATAAAAGACGTAGAAGAGCATCTTAAAAAATCAATAAGCAAGAATGTCAACTAAGATAAACGTAAGAAGTCCCTTCTTTAGGAAATACTCTGGCGCAAACGTAGAATTTGTTGATCTTGCTATATATGTATACTCAGGAACAAAGACAACAGATAAGGGGACTGTAAAGTATAAAATAAGAAAATACCCGGAAAGCGGTAATAATTATGTTATAGTAGACTTAGCAGAGATTATTAGGGATTATTTAAAGCCTAATGTTACAACCCCATTAAACAGCAATATAGATTACGTTAAGTGGGTTCAGATAGAAGACACAGTGACTCCTAATTTTATTCCTGACTGTACAGACATCACTGGATTTGCAGTGGCGCAAGATGGTACAATAACATACCCAACATCATCATCGGGGACTCTAACGATAAGGTCAGTTAATTTCGAAGACCTAGACAACCCTATGACTGGAACATCTTTAGCAAGTTATAATCCGAATACTACTGGTAGTGCTGTTACAAGGACTGCTAGAGTAAACATAGCAATTCCTAGTGGTAATTTTAACTCAGGTCAAGAAAACGCATTGTGTGTAGTAACCGCAGATCAACCATCATCATAATATGCCAGAAGTAAAAGCAAACGTACGAAGTCCTTTTTACCTTAAGTATACTCAATCTAGTATGGTTAAAACTTCGATAGATATATATGTATACTCTGGAACAAAGAATACAGACAAAGGGACTAAGATAACCACAATAGAGAAAGAGCCTCTTCCTGGAGATGATTATGTAATATTTGAAATATCTGACATAGTAAGAGAGCATTTAGATAAAACAATAGCAACACCTTTTAGCAGTAACAAAAGTTACATAAAATGGATTCAAGTAGAATCTACAATAACATAAAATATGGCAACAGAATACTTTTTAGCATTTGATGGATATGGATATTTTAAAGATGGGGTACAACCTGAACTTAGTAGACACGCGCTTGTATCATCTAACTATGTTTACACTCCAGAAGGGACATCTATAGAGGTCCCCTTCTTTACAGAGGATGACATAGAAATTTTATATACTGTAAACGGAACACCTACTACAGTGGACCTAGCAGCAGATTTTGACAATACTGCTGCAAGTGCTGTTAAGTATGTCACTTTTGCTCCAAACACTAACAATTCGCCATATACTATAAACGTATACAATAATGGCCAAACTACACTACTGAAAAGCATAAACCTAATACCGGTTTGTGAACCTAAGTTCGCGCCAATTAAGTGCCAATTTATAAATAGATATGGAGTAATACAGACTATGTATTTCTTCAAGAAGTCTACAGAAGGTCTAGAAGTGACGGATGCTAGGTTTCAGAAGAACATTATAAGTTCTTCTGCTTCTTATGATACTAAGGAATCTCAAATACAAAGATATGATGTCAAGGGTATGACTAGACTTGTCCTTAACACTGGATTTGTTAATGAAGACTTTAATCAAACGATAGAGGAATTGCTGCTATCTGAAGATACTTGGATTACCTACGAAGGTAATGTATTGGCGGCCATTCCCACAACAAAACAATTACAGTATGCTACTAGCGTAAACAACAAAACAATTAATTATACCGTTCAATTTGACTTTGCCTCTGAAACGATAAATTCTGTTAGATAATGATCTCAGCTCAATTATACATTACTGAAGCCTCTAGCTATGAACAGGTCGAGTTCTTCGACTTTGAGGGCATAGAATTGGTTCAGGCTAAGCAGGACATCAGAGATATATCTAAAGTGTTTACAGAGTTCTCTAAGACTTTTACTGTTCCTGCTAGTAAAAAGAATAATCAGATATTCAAACACTTTTATAATGCTAATATAGCTGGAGAAGGGTATTTTGACATAAGGAAAAGAGTTAATGCTCAATTACACTTAAATTACAATCTATTCAAGAAGGGTCGGATACAACTTATGTCGGCTAATATGAAAGGTAATAAGCCATACTCATATAGCTTAACCTTCTTCGGTGACACAGTCAAACTTGCTGAAACATTAGGCGATAAAACATTAGATACTTTATCTCCCCTTGAGAATATAAAGATAGCTTACACTTCAAGCAATGTCGTAAATCTGATGAATGATGCTGCGGATGTCACTATTGGTTCCACAACTATCGATGATGGATTATTATTTCCTCTTATAACATCAACAGAAAAATTAGTATACGATTCTGTAGACAATACAAAAGACTATAATTTATACCCACACGGAAACCAAAAAGGATTAGACTATAGGGATGTAAAGCCTGCCCTAAGGATTCACACTATTATTAAGGCTATAGAAGAAGAGTACTCTAATATATCATTCAGTGATGACTTCTTCACTTTAGGTACAGAAACTAAACAATATGGGTTTAACACTTACACACTATTCAAAAACCCAGCTTATGCTGAGTTATTTATGTGGCTAAATAGGGAAAAAGGACAGATAACCGCTGACTTGCCTCAAACGCAAATAACTAGTTTTAGTACTCCTTCTGGTAGTAATCATTCTGGAATGAAGGAGTCTACGCCTGGTTACATACCCGCCCCAAATTCTACAAAATATCAAGAGATACAAGACGGAGCTAATGATGATGTTCAATTTTATATTGACGCAAGGATAACAGCACCATCAGCTTCTGTTATATATAATTTTATCCTCAAAAAGGATGGACAGGAATATATAAGGTATGATGATTTAGAGGGTGATTCTCACCCCTTAAATATGATGGCTTACGATTCCCCTGGGGGGCCTGGAGGAGATTTGCCCAACGGAAGATATACATATCATATAGAAACAGCTTCTTCCGGGACCTTTAATTTTGGCTTTAAACTAAAGAAAAATCTACCCGCAGACGTTACTTTATTTGGTACATTCACAGCAACTAGAGTTGTTAGCTATACAGGTACGATTACAGTGGATGCATCTTTTGAATTTAGTGCAACAACACTTATGCCTAATAAGACTAAAATAATAGACTTTTTAGCTGGCTTATTCAAGATGTTTAATTTGACCGTCACTGAGGGTGACTCAGGTCAAATGAAAGTAATTCCATTAGATACTTTTTACAGTCAAGGAAGTAAAAGAGAAATAACAAAATACATAGATACTACAGAATCTACCGTAGAATCGGCTCTTCCTTTTTCTGAGGTAGAATGGAAATACGAGGGGTTAGAAACAATAATTGCAGACCAACACGAGCAAATTGGCGGGAAGAGCTGGGGAACAGCTCTATGGCCAAACAGCAGCCCTGATACAGATCACTTACTAAATATAGGTAAAAAGTATGAAATTGAAGTGCCTTTCGAACATCAGAAATATGAAAGGCTGTGGAATAGGGATGATCGCACAAACATAGAAAACAAAACCTCTATTCAGTGGGGGTATAGTGTGGATAACAATCAAAACAGCATTGTTGGTAAACCATTATTGTTTTACCCAATTAGACAGTCCGGATTAAATTCTATTGAGGTTGTGACTGGAGCTACGTCATCTACTTTAACGAGCTATTATGTTCCTTCAAATAGTGTCGCATTAACTCCTACTTATATTTCGTTACAGTCAGACACAGACCCAACTCCGAATATAAACTTTTTTGCAGAGTTAAACGAGTATACTGGATTGACTTTTCCTCAGACATTATTTGAATCTTATTATAAAAACTACATAATAAACGTTTTTGAACCAAGAAGGCGATTGTATAAAATGAATGCTGTTCTGCCAGAGCAAAAAATAAGAGAGATTGCTCTAAATGATACGATAGTAATATTCGGAACAGAATATACAATAAATAAAATGACTACTGATCTTCTTAGTGGGAAGACCAGTTTTGAATTGTTAAACAAAACACAGTTTGAATTACTAGATAAAACTAAAGAAGAGTTATTTATAGACAACAAAAAAGACTTGTCTTACAATGTTTCATTTGATGGTTTAACAGTGGACGATACAGTAATAACAGCAGACCTAAGTCAGTCAATAACAGAGTAAATTATGATAAAGCAAGTTATAGAGGGGTTACAGCTTATGGACTATTATGATGCAAACGAATTAATTCAGTTTGCAAAGGGAAGTCATAAGGCTCCGGAGACATTTAAAGAAATGAGAGAAACAGTTAAACGTAGAAAATATGGCCGACAATAGAATACAATTTACTTTTGAGCTTAATGACCAGGGCAAAGTAAAGGTAGATGGCGTAACAAAGTCCTTTGTCAAGCTTGAGACTGCAATGAAGAAGGTGACTGCTGAATATAAAAGACAGCAAACTGAATCAGCAAAAGCAAACGATGGCCTAGACACAACTATAACCAACGCTGGTTTAGCGGGAGCAACGCTTACTGAATTTGGTCGTACTATATCAGATTTACCTTATGGAATGAGGGGTATAGCAAACAACTTGTCTCAGCTTTCAACTCTATTCATCACTTTTGTACAAAAAGTAGACAAGAGTGTTATTGGAATTAATAGAGTGACTACCGCTTTTAAAATGTTAGGAGCGCAATTAAAAGGACCACTAGGGTTTATTTTAGCGTTTCAGGCTGTCATTGCGCTATTAGACTTTTTCAGCGCACCAGCTAAGAAAGTAAAAGAAGAGACTGATGAGATAGAGAAGAGTTTTGATAAACTGACAGACACAATAATTAGATTCAAAGATGACTTTAGGATCGCCAATATTGATGGAATAGAAGAAGGCAGTGCATCATTAGCCGCTCTTAGGGTGGAGTACAAAGAATTTGACAAGGCTGTAAAAAAACTAGAAAAGACAAACAACGTCTCGAACAAGTCGTTAAAACAAACTTCTGTTAGATTTGCGGAATTGTTAGAGGTTAGGAGGAATATAAAAGACCTCAAAGAACAAGAGGAAGATGGTGGGATAACTCCTCAGCGAAGAAAAGAACTTGCTGAATCAAGAGTGGCCTTGCTATCTAGACAATACGACCTGCAAAAATTGCTATTTGAAATTGAAGAGAAGTCTAAGGGTAACCGTGATTTGGTGGAGGGATCTATTGAGTTCTATGAAGAACAAATAAAGGTTCTTAGAGAATCACAAGCTTTAGCTACAGATCCTGCGGCTTTTGCCATTCTAGAGGATAGAGTAAAAGGAATACAAAAGCTCATTGATGATATAAAAGGAATTAGAGAGGACGTTGAGCCAACTTCGGCCTTAAGCGCACTCGGACTTAAAATAGACCCTAAGGATTTTGAGAAAGAGAAAACTCCTGCTCAATTACTAGCTGAAGACCAATTAAAAGCGTTTAAAAAGGTTGAAATAGGAGCGAAGAAGCATACGTTAAGTATGGAGGAAATCAATTTTAGATTAGCTTTAATTGATGCTGAAAGGCTTGATCATTTTGCTGCTGCTACAGATGCTTTAGCTGGATTGTTTGGTGAAAGAACAGCCGCTGGCAAAGCTTTTGCTGTTGCTACTGCTACTATAGACGCTTATTCTGCTGGAAATGCAGTTTTAAAAGACCCTTACTATACTGGCAGGCCTTATGAAAGATTTGCCGCTATGACAGCTATAATTGCTACTGGTCTTGCGAACGTAAAGAATATACTATCTGTGGATGAGAGCGGAGAGACATCTAAATCCAGCGATGGCACAGCTGCTAGAAATCAAGCCCCAGTATTCAATGTAGTAGGCCAATCCAATGTAGACCAGATAGGCAGAAGTATCGCTACTGCTAGACAAGAACCCTTAAGGGCTTATGTTGTGGAGAGTGATATAACAAACGCACAGCAATTAGAAAATGCAAGAATACAACAAGCCTCTATAGGATAATAAAACAATAGTCAAAATAAATAGTTATAATAGTATGGAGAAAGTAATAGAACTCATTATAGACGAAGAAAACGAATTTAGTGGGATAGAAGCTATCTCGGTAGTAGAAAACCCAGCTATAGAGGAAGACTTCATTGCGCTCAAGAAAGAGCCAGTTATGCTTGCTGAAGTAGATGGTGAAAAGCGTATACTGATGGGAGCAGCTTTGGTCCCCAATAAGAAAATATTAAGAAGGGGAGAAGACGGAGATTATTACATTTATTTCTCTATAGACACTGTAAGAAAAGCTTCAGAGCTTTTCCTTAAGAGAGGTTATCAATCTAATTCTACACTAGAGCATAACGAAAAGCTTGACGGAATGACCGTCGAAGAAAGCTGGCTAGTAGAGGATGAGAAGAAAGACAAGTCTAGAAAATATGGATTTGATGTACCGGTAGGAACTTGGATGGTTTCTATGAAGGTATATAATGATGATGTCTGGAAAAAGGTTAAAGATGGAGAGGTCCACGGATTCTCTATTGAAGGCTACTTTGCAGATAACGCTGATGAGGGTCCTCAGGACACTTTACCAGAGTCTTTTTGTGATGAATGCGTTGAGGAACTAAATGCAGAATACGAATTGCTAGAAGCCCTATCAGAGCTTTCTGAGGAGGTAGATCTAGAATCTTATGGAGGATATCCAAAGTCTGCTGTCAACAATGCTAAAAGAGGTATAGAACTAAATGAGAAAGTTGGAAATCGTTGTGCTACCCAAGTGGGAAAAGTTAGAGGACAACAAATCGCAAAGGGAAGTACTAAATTTACATTACCTACTCTCAAGAGAATCTACAGTTATTTATCTAGAGCAGAAACATATTACGACTCTAGCAACTCAGAAGCTTGCGGAACCATTTCTTATTTATTATGGGGAGGTAAAAGTATGTTGACTTGGGTTACTTCTAAACTCAAAGGACTAAACGCAATAGAAGCTTCAGCAACAATTATAGACGGAAGAGCTGCATATTCCACACAGGAAGAGGCAGAAGAAGCAGCTAAGGATATAGGGTGTGAAGGATATCACAC